GAAAACTTTAGCCGCTTTAGAGGCAGAAATTGCTTTAGATGATAATCGGTGGAATGCATATTGTGTATACAAGGATAAGGTTGTGGAATCTGCTGAGACTAAATATCAAAAACTGTTTAAAATGTATGATCGATTTTGTGAGAGATGTAAAATTTTGAAAAATGAGGCTTATCGTATTGTGACAGAACATCCTGTTTTGAGTGCTTTAGCATTTGTTGGCATGGGATTGACAATTTTTACTATGTATTCTTCTATGTCTTCATTATTGGCGGTAGATAAGGCAGATGAAGAAGATGATATAAGTGAACCGATATGTGAGATGGGTCAATCTGGTGATATGAAGACAGCACGACAGCCTAGAACACGAGTTGAAATGGTTCAATCTGGAGATAATAAGACAGCTCGAGCACCTCGCGTTAACATAGAAGATGCTGTTTTTGATGAAGAACAATGGAAAAAAGAAAAACAACGAAGGAAAGAAACGTGTCAAGCAATAGGTTCAAGTTTAGTGGCTTGTGCTATGACTAGGGCAGCTGCTCCACCCCTTTTTAGAGTAGCCGGTTCTGTTGTTCGTTGGTTACAAAATCGAAATGCTGAAGTTGAAAGTTGTAAACCTGTTGATACATGTGGTGTGTGTGATGATAGGATGGAGATGAATGAATTCAGTGGTCCTGATTATTGTAGGCAATGTGCGGATCAATTGTTAGTTGAAGAAGGCATGTTGAAAATAGGTGATGTACAAAGTCAGGGGTGTTCTGATTCTCAAGCTATGTTTGTCTTGCAGGATGTCATAAGGAAGAATACTTATAGAATGAAGTATGTTGGTGATCGTGAATTATATCTTGGCAACATAACGTTTTTGAAAGGTTGGTCGGCTGTAATGCCCTTCCATTATGTGTGGAGATTGTTGAATGAAAAATGTCTTGTGGGTGAATTGTGGTTATATCAATATGGGAATGAGCCTGTGATTAAATTTCCTGTTCCTCATATATTGCGGATAGATGGAAGTAATACTGGAAATATGGTGAGATTAAAACACTTGAAAGCTGAACCTGGTGATAAAGAACAACAAGATTGTGTGGTAATGTGCTTGCATAGAACTATGTGCCATGCGCATAAAGATCTCTTAACACATATTGTAACGCAAGAAGATTTAACATCAATAAGGAATGGGATGAGAGGTTCATTAGCCACATTCGCAACTCAACAAGATGGTTCTCATGTACCAACTTATCACACTTTTGGAGAAATTAAAGCGGTTGATCGCGAATTGGAGATAGATTTGAACAGCTCTCATTTTCATGTGCAAAGGGACTATTACTCATATGTAGCAAATACGAGTAATGGTGATTGTGGATCTATGGTTGTGATATATAATAAACGTTT